CTACAAAGATGATGTCTAAAGGTATGGCGGCAGGCGGACCTACAAAGATGAAATCTAAGGGATACGCAGCTGGCGGACCTACGAAGATGAAATCTAAGGGATACGCAGCTGGCGGACCTGCAAAATCAAAAGGTATGAGTAGTGGTGGCAAAAACAGAACAAGAAAAAACACAAGAGCTGTTGGAGTTGCTAAAAGAGGCTATGGTAAAGCCTTTATCAACTCCAAGAGATAGTGGCGTACCTATATAGCAACATCCCTTATTTTAAGTGTTGGGTAAGAAGAGAATATACCCATAATCACGAAAAATATCATGGAGAATTTCTGCATGCTATGGCAGTGGGCGTTACAACTATGCCTACCAGATGCCTTAGTTTTCAAGTAATATTCACTGGTATTGAAGCAGAGGGAGAAGAAGAAGATACAGTACATGGCGGAGCTATGTGGGCAAGGATGCCCATAACCGCGCTAGTGGCAGACATACCCTTTGAGGAATGGCCAGAACCCATGGCAGTACATGATGCTCAACCTTGGGACTGTTCGTCTCATCATAATTCTGTATATGTTATAGATAGAGCTACACCTTGTCCCTGGCTTGCAAAAATAGACGGACAATTTTTTCCAGCCAAATATTTATTTACAGTAGATTATGCAGAAAACGAGATAGCTGATGACCCAGCGCAGCATAAACAAAGTCATGTTATGCAACTTTTAGATGCTGGTGAATGGACTGGAAATATAGTTGCCTTACCTAACAATAGAGTAAGAGTTACACATCCAGCTTGGTTTGTAACAGGAGACGGTCCACCAGATTTTCGTCCATCTGCACATATACATTATTCAAAGTCTGATTTAGACTATACGTTGGATGTGAACAGAATTTTTGATAATCTATACGCGGAGGATGAATAATGGCTGATTTATCAATAGCACAAAAAAGAAAACTTATTAAAGAACTAAAAGGCGCTTCAAGACTGCATGCCAAACAAGCTGCACAGATTGAAAGGTCTTTAAAAGGTACTAAAAAGAAAAAATAATGGCACTTTCGGGCAGTACAGATTTTGAGCCTAATGTAACTGAGTTTGTAGAGGAAGCATTTGAAAGATGCGGTATAGAGCTTAGAACTGGCTACGACCTCAGAACAGCGAAAAGATCAATAAATTTAATGTTGGCTGAGTGGGCAAACAGAGGTTTGAATCAGTGGACAATTGAACAAACTACGCAAGCTCTAACAGAAGGTACTGAATCTTATACACTTAACGCAAACGTAATAGATATACTTGATATGTCTTTGCGAAGAACAGTTAATTCAGAAGTGACCGATACAAGCATGACAAGGATAAGCAGGTCTGAATATTTAAACATACCAAATAAATCTACAGAAAGCAGACCCTCTCAATTCTTTTTTGACAAGTTGACAACACCTGTCATAAAAGTTTGGCCGTCCCCAGAAAATTCTACAGATGTCTTATTATTCAACAAAATAGTAAGAATGGATGATGCTGATACAGCTATAAATACTATGGATATGCCTTTTCGTTTCTATCCATGTTTTGCGGCAGGATTGGCTTACTACATATCAATAAAAAGAGCGCCAGATCGTATGCAAATGCTTAAAGCAGCTTACGAAGAAGAATTTAGGCGTGCCGCTGATCAAGACGAGGATAGAGCATCATTTCGTATCAAGCCATCTATGAGGAGTAGTTATTAGTGGCTTATGCTGTTGGAAAGTTCGCAAAAGCACTTTGCGACAGATGTGGTTTTGAATATAAACTCCATGAACTTAGAGAAGAATGGAATAATTTAAAAACTTGCCCATCTTGTTTTGAACCAAAAGCTCCACAAATTGATCCAAGACCAGTAGTAGTTGATCCAGAGGCTTTATATAAGCCAAGACCAAATAATGATAAAGAAGTGGGTGAAGGATTCGTTGTAGTTACATACAGTGATATAACAAAAGGCAACTCAATGGACCCAAATATTGTTGGAACAAACTTCCAAGGTGTTGCTTGTGTAGGGTCTCTTGGACAAGTATCCACCACCCAAGACATTCCTTCTAATGTCGCTGTTTTGGATGGACTTAGTGCTACGTCTAATCTAGGAACCGTATCAGTTACTGGTAATATAACAACTGACGTAACGGTTACAGGCTTGGCTAGTACGGCTTCTCTTGGAACAGTATCAGTAACTACTGAAACGGTCACAACTTACACAGTGACTGTAGTAGGCGGTAATCCATCAAACCATCCTTATCATAACTTCGGATCCTCTAATAAATATGCAATAGACGGATCAACAGCTACAGCGGATGTCACACTCTATTTAACAGAAGGTCAGACTTATAGATTTGACCAAAGCGATTCTTCAAATAGCGGACATCCATTACGTTTCAGCACTACAGCAAACGGAACACACTCTGGAGGTTCAGAATATACTACTGGAGTTACTACAGTAGGAACCCCTGGTAGCTCTGGTGCTTATACAGAAATAACTGTAGCTTCTGGAGCGCCAACACTTTACTACTATTGCACTAATCATTCAGGTATGGGTTGGACTGCATATACTATTGATGCTACTTACACAATTTCCGTTGTTGGGGGTAATCCTTCTAATCATCCATACTACAACGTAGGATCAACAAACAAATTTGCAATAAATGGTTCTACAGCTACGGCTGATGTCACTTTGAGCTTGTCTGAGGGAGGCACATATAGGTTTGATCAAAGCGATTCTAGTAACAGCGGACACCCATTACGTTTTTCAACTACAGCAAATGGTACACATGCTAGTGGATCGGAGTATACAACAGGAGTATTGACAAACGGCACACCAGGTAGTTCAGGAGCTTACACACAAATAACCGTAGCCTCGGGAGCGCCAACATTATATTATTATTGTACGAATCATAGCGCTATGGGGTGGACAGCTAACACGCCTTGACATGATTGCTGATTAAAGAGGTATAATAAAAACATGACTTATACTGAATTGTATACTTTGATTCAAAACTATCTCGATTATAACGAGACTACTTTTAACAACACCATTCCAGATTTTGTTAAAAATGCTGAAGATCGTATATTTAATTTAGTACAAGAAGATTTCTTTAGGAAAAATCAAACAGGTAGTCTTACGGCAGGTAACAGATTTTTAACTTGTCCTAATGATTTTATTTTGAGTTTTTCGTTGGCAGTTATAGATAGTTCAAGTGACTATCATTTTCTGGAAAAGAAACACCCCAGTTTTATGCAGGAATTTACTCCTGATATTACTGACACCAGCTTGAGAGGGCTGCCTAAATACTACGCTGACTTTGATAAGGAATACAGCACTTCTGGAAGTTCTGGAACAACTATCACCGTCGCGCCATTACCAGATGCAAACTACTCAGTAGAATTGCATTATTTATATAGGCCAATTAGTTTGGTCACAAATACAGGGGGTACCTGGCTTTCAAATAACGCCAGAGACGCTTTGCTTTATGGCTCGTTAGTCGAGGGCTATACTTTTATGAAGGGTGAACCAGATTTACTGGCAACTTACGAAAAAAGATTCCTACAAGAAATTGATAGATTGAAAAATAGAGCAGAAGCTAGAGGAAGACGCGATGAATATCGTTATGACTCTCTTCGCTCTAATGTAAGTTAATAAGGAGAAAGTATGAAGCCTATCAAGAAACTTGAGGGCAAGACTGTAGCCATCGTAGGTATGGGACGTAGTTGGTTTGACTACAATCTTGCTAAATCACACGGAGTTCATTTTGACGAAGTTTGGGCAATAAATGCCGTAGCAGACGTTATATTCCATGATCGTATATTTATGTTAGATCCAGCTAGTCGTTTTTTTGACAGCGATGATGCAGGCGGTCAAACAAATTCAATGAAAAAACTACTCAAAACACATGAAGGACCAATATACACATGTGAGTTAGATGACAGAGCAAAAGGCCTAGTTTTATACCCTATAGAGGAGGTGGTAAGAGATTTAAACTGCTACTACCTGAATAATACTGTGGCTTACGCTATAGCTTTTGCTCTATGGAATAAAGTAGGTTGCATCAAAATGTTTGGTGTAGATTTTACCTATACAGGCAATTTATATTTTGCAGAATCAGGTAGAGGGTGCGTAGAGTATTGGCTTTCAAAATGTCAAAATGAAGGTATTCGAATTGAAGTTGCCAATTCTTCTACTCTACTGGATACATCTATACCTGTAGAGGATAAATTATATGGATATCATCGTTTAGATGATCCCAAAATAATTGTACATGACGAAGAAAACAAATTGCGTGTTTTCAATAAAAGCCAAATAGAAGGCAGACCTGCAAATGAACAAAAACCAATGCTAATGGACAGGTACGATACACATCTCAAAGAAGTAAAAGCTGGAGATCCAAAAGTATGGTAGATGAAATTACACCAGTAGCTATGCCGAGTCTAGGCATAATAGAAGCTAAAACTTCCAACTTTGGCGGACATCCACCAGAGTTCTGGGCAGAAAGATTAGCCGAAAAAATTGTAAGTGTATCCGAAGATAGTGAACCGCATGTTAGAGAGCAGGCTAGAGTCTATAAAGAAGCAATTCAACAGGTTTGTTTAATTTATTTGAAAAATGCTATAAAATCTTATAAGGCGACATTAATTCAAGAGCTTTTGAAAGCTGGAGAAGAAGATGTAGCTAAAATTGTAAAAAGGATATAAATATGGCTATTTCATCAACATTAACAACAAGTTTTAAAAAAGAACTATTAACTGCAACACATAATTTTGCTACTAATGGTAATGCTTTCAAACTTGCTCTCTATACAAGCTCTGCAACACTTGGAGCAACTACAACTGCATTTACAACTACTGGACAAGCAAGTGGTACTAATTATACTTCTGGCGGCAATGCTTTAACAAAAGTAGCGCCAACAAGTTCTGGTACAACAGGCTTTACTGATTTTGCAGATTTGACTTTTGGTACTGCTACTGTGACTGCAAGAGGTTGTATGATCTATAACGATACAAATGGCGATAAGTCAGTTGCCACTATAGATTTCGGTGGAGATAAAACTTCAACTGCTGGTGACTTTACGGTAGTTTTCCCTGCGGCAGCAGCAAGTACAGCTATTATAAGAATAGCGTAACCCTAAATGTCAGGTTGGGGTCGAGCTGGCTGGGGCGAGGGTCCCTGGGGTCAACCAGCATCAATACCTATAAGCTTCACCATATCGGGTGTAGCTGGAACTTCTGCGTTAGGATCAGCCAGTGTAGATGCTGAAGCTAACGTAATACCCTCTACTTTAGTAGCCACTTCAGCTTTAGGCTCTGTAACGCCTTCAGCAGCTGCTAATGTCACACTTACAGCACCTAACGCAGCAACGGCCTCAAATGGCGGAGCCGCAGTAGATGCTGGCGGAAAAATTGGTATTAATGGTGTTGTTGGAACGACAGGCTCACCTGTTGCTGGTGTCAATGCTCAAGCAATAGCTTCAATACAGGGAGCAGTTGGTACTCTTGGTACAGTTTCTGTAGATATTGATGGAGAGGCCAATGTTCCTGTAGCTGGATTAGGCTCAACGGCAAGCCTTGGATCTGTTGCAGTACATCATAATGATGTAGTTACCGTTTCTGGTTTTGGATTAACAAGTTCTTTAGGTTCTATAACAGTTATAGCAAAAGCAGGGGTGGTTTTGACAGGCCTTTCATCTACAGGTGAAGTTGGAGAGCCTTTTATACTTTGGAGTGATGTAAACGATGAGCAAACACCAAATTTTCAAGACATATCAGAAGATCAAACGCCTAGTTTTACAACCATAGATGATAGCCAAACCCCTAACTGGGAAGATGTTGCTTAACTATGCATAAGAAAGGTAATATAATCAATTGAACGGAGAAATAAATGGCCACATATGTAAATGATTTAAGACTCAAAGAAATAGCTACAGGTGACGAGTCAGGAACTTGGGGAACAAGCACAAACACTAACCTAGAGTTGATTGGTGAAGCTTTTGGTAGTGGTTCTGAAGCATTAAGTGATGCTTCTACGGCTACTATTACTATGGCAGACGGAGCTAGTGATGCAGCCAGAGCAATGTCACTTACTCTTACAGGATCTTTATCGCAAGCTTGTACTGTAACTTTAGCTCCCAACACGGTAAATAAATGTTGGATAATTCAAAATAGTGCTGGTGATACAGTAACTATTTCACAAGGTTCTGGAGCTAACGTAGTTATTCCTAATGGCGGAATAAAAATGATTGTTACAGACGGTGCTGGATCAGGTGCTGCTGTAACAGATGTCCTGGATCTAACAGGCGGAACAGGAAACATAGGACTAGGAAGTGGTGCGTTAGGAGTAGGTTTAACAACGGGAACGGATAACGTAGCGATAGGGGAAAATGCAGGAGACGCTTTAACCACAGGATCGAACAACACTGCTCTTGGAGACAAAGCTCTTAGTGCAAACACTACCGCAGATGATAATACTGCTATTGGAGCAGATGCTTTAATTTTAAACTCCACAGGAGCAAGTAACGTAGCAGTAGGTAAGGACACTTTAGAAGCCAATACGACAGCTTCTAACAACACAGCAGTAGGTATGGCTGCGATGCAAGCAAATACAACAGGTGCATCTAACACTGCTGTTGGCACATATTCTTTAGATGCAAATACCACCGCATCAAATAACACAGCAGTTGGTTACGCATCTTTAACAGCAAACACAGTAGGAGCATCAAATGTTGCTGTAGGGTATGGTGCATTAGACGCAAATACAACAGCATCAGGAAACACAGGAGTAGGTTTTGATGCTTTAGGTGCTAACACTACAGGGGCATACAATGTAGCTTTAGGTTCAACCGCCTTAGATGCTGCTACAACTGCAAATTCTAATACAGCAGTAGGTCATAACTCTTTAGGTGCTGCCACTACAGGAGGTGGTAATACAGCACTAGGTAGAGATTCTTTAAAATCAAACACCACAGGTACTAATAATGTTTCTGTAGGAAATGCAGCTTTAGATGCAAACACTACAGGTGCTGAAAATACAGCAGTTGGAACAAGTGCTTTGGGAGCAAACACTACAGCATCTTACAACACAGCAGTAGGGCAAGGAGCGGGAGATGCTATAACTACTGGTAACTACAATACTGCAATAGGTAGGTCTGCTTTGACTGCACTTACCACAAATGCAGCAAATACAGCAGTAGGAGGAACAGCATTAGCAGCCAATACAGCAGCTAATAATACAGCAGTAGGTTACGCAGCTTTAGCAGCAAACACTACAGGTACAAAAAATGTCGCAGTTGGTAATTTATCTGGTGATGCAAATACTGAAGGTGGAGAAAATGTAGCAATAGGTTATGATGCCTTAACAACAGATACACTAGGCTCACATTCAGTTGCAGTAGGTCCATCAGCTTTAAGAAGTCAAAACTTTACAAGTGCTACAAATGCTTTTAACACAGCAGTTGGTTCTTTTGCTATGTATACAAATACAACAGGAAAATACAACACGGCAGTTGGTAGAAGTGCTTTATACGCAAACACTACAGGACAATATAACGTAGCAGTAGGTTATCTATCTTTAGATGCCAATACAACCGCAAATGCAAATACAGCTTTAGGTAATGAAACTTTAAGTGCTAACACAACTGGAACAGCAAACACTGCTGTAGGTGCTTCTGCTTTAGGAGCAAATACCACCGCATCAAATAACACAGCAGTTGGTTATTCTGCTGGTTTTTCAAACACTACAGGTGCGCAAAATACGAGTCTTGGTCACAATGCTTTATATGGCACAACTACAGGCTCTAACAATACAGGTCTTGGTCAAGGTGCTTTACAAGGCAACACGACAGGAGCATCTAACACAGCAGTCGGAAAAGCTGCTTTAAGTGTAAACACTACAGGACATTCAAATACAGCAGTAGGAACTTCATCTTTAGATGCCAACACAACAGGAAATCACAACACAGGGGTTGGACTACATACTCTTAGTGCTAATACGACTGGAGGAGATAACGTAGCAATTGGAGACTATGCTCTTTATAACAATACTACCGCATCTAGTAATACTGCGATTGGTTCAGATGCTATGATAGCAAACACTACAGGACACTCAAACGTAGCAGTAGGTTCTGTTGCACTAGACGCAAACACAACTGGAGATTACAATGTAGCTATAGGTAGTTTTGCTTTAGGTGCAGCTACTACAGCAGATAAAAACGTAGCAGTTGGTCCAGGTGCTGGACAATTAATTACTACAGGTGCAAACAATGTAGCTATTGGTGCTGATGCTCTGGATGCAAACACTACAGGTTCTTACAGTACCGCAGTCGGTAATGCTGCTTTAGGTGCTAACACTACAGCTTCTTACAATACCGCATTCGGTAATACTGCTTTAGAAAAAAATACGACTGGTCACTCTAACGTAGCTGTAGGTTCTGCAACTTTAGCTAATGCGACAACTGCGGCAGAGAATACTTGTGTAGGTAAAGATGCAGCTAATGGTATAACAACTGGACCTTCTAATACTGTTATTGGCTACAGGTCAGGAGAATATAGCGTAACTTTGGCTACAGGAACTGGTAATACCCTTCTTGGAGCGTATAGTAGAACATCGGCTACTAACACAAGTTTTGCTAATGCAATAGGCTATGATGTTTCAGGCATAGCAGGTTATACAACACTTGGAGTTGGGGGAAATGATATAAGAACACAAAATGGTAGTACAAATTGGGCAACTATTTCAGACGAAAGGGTTAAAAAAGATATTGAAGATTCTACAGTAGGATTAAACTTTATAAACGATTTAAGACCTGTAACCTTTAACTATAGAAATAAAGGTGATTTACCTACAGAGTTTAGAGGTTACGAAAAAGATTCTACAGAAGTCTACAAAAGCGAAAAAAGTCAACATGGTTTTATAGCACAAGAAGTTAAAGAAGCTATTGATAAACATAGTGATATAAAAGATGGTTTTAAGATGTGGGATGTTTTGGACACAGGACAACAAGAAGTTGCAGAAACAGCACTTATACCTATGCTAACCAAAGCAGTACAAGAACTTTCGGCAAAAGTCGAAGAATTAGAAAGTAAACTAAACGGAGAATAATATGGCTCAAACAGTAGCAGAATGCTTAACAGCAGGAGAAGATAGCGTAACTCTTATCAACGACATCAATACGAATGGGAATAAATCAGTTCATGTTGGCGGAACTACTGACGCAGACGGAAACGCTGTAGCAGGTGACTGGTCACAAGCTGATATAAATGATGTAGTACAACGTAATGTTGACCACTTAGAAACTATATTAGCTTACGAACCTGTTGATTCAGATGATGATACACCTAACGTAAAAGGTTCATCTTCAAGTAAAAAAACTACTTGTAGTGGCGGAGTGACAACTGGTAAAGCTTATATAGCAGCTAATTCATAATGGAAGAAACTAACTCAATAGAACAAGAGACTACAGAACAACCTGTAGATCCTCAACTACAACGAAGAATAGCTTATACTGAAACTTTACAGCAAGAGATTCAAAGTCTTCAAGAGCAGCTAGCTAACCTACAATATCAATTAGATATAAGAGTAACTGCTTTAGTTGCTTATCAAAGCACTTTAGAAGTTGTTGAAGAACCTAACCAGGAGAAAAGTAATGGGACTATGGAGTAGGATAGTAGATAAAGTAACGGGAACAAAAAAAGTTAAAGTCAGAGCTAGAGATGAAGATGGTAAGTTCGTTGGTGATGACGAATCAACGCCTGATGTTAATGAGGCCTATACAACTAAAAGAGTAAAAAACAACAAATGACCAAAGAAGATTCTGATCTTACATCTTTGAAAGTATACGAAAGAGAATCGGCTATTAGATTTGAGTATATTGAAAAAAGACTAGATGAGGGATCGGAAAAATTCAAAAGATTAGAAGCCCTTATTTGGGGTATATATCCTGTTATGATTACATGCATTATAGCCACTAGGTATATCTAATGTATGAATACAATTGCACAGTTGAAAAAGTGGTCGATGGAGATACTATCGACGTTGTTCTGGATCTCGGTTTCGATATTTTGTATAAGTCTCGTGTTCGTCTATATGGTATTGATACTCCCGAGTCACGTACTCGTAACAAAGATGAGAAGGCTAGAGGAAAAATGGCTGGGTCTTTCTTAGAAGAAGCTATCGAGGACGGGGAGAAAGTAGTTATACAAACAAAGCTCAAGGACTCCAGAGGTAAGTTTGGCAGAGTCTTGGGTGATGTCGTTGTAGATGGCGTAAACATCAACAAGCTCATGGTTAAATGCCACCTGGCGGTAGCCTACCATGGTCAATCAAAAAAAGACGTAGAAGCCGAACACATGCGTAATAGAGAAGTTCTTATTGAGAAAGGTCTTCACAATCCAATAGACTAATGGACCAAGCAGTTCAATTTATTAACGAAGTTGGCTTCCCGATAGCCGCTGCCTTGGGACTAGGTTTCTTTATATGGAAACTCATAAACCGTATTATTGACGGTATGGAAACTAAAGTTGATGTGCTTGACGATAAAGTTGCTGATCAAATAGAACAAATGGAGCAGAGGCTAGGAACAAAGCTAGACTCGCAACATGGGATTCTGGTTGCTTTGATAGATAGAGTTAGATCTCTTGACAACGAAATAATCAGACAAGATACACTTATCAAAACCATACTAGGTGTACCGCAGCTAATAGACAGTAACAAGATTGCAAAAGCAGACCGAGACGACCAGAGAAAAGACTAATGGACAAATGGGATGCTGTAGTAACGATAATAGCCATAATAATATTATCAATTATAGTTATTAGTACGGTCGAAGCTGATGAGATAACACATAAATTTAAGAATCCCAGCTTTTCAGGTATTGGTACATCAAGTCATTATCTAACTATAGAAAACCAAGAGTTCAATAGAAAAGAAGCCATACGTGAAGAGATCAAGGCTTACGTAGAGGATTTAGAAAGAGAAGCAGAAAATACTACCCTTGCTAGGTTTATACGTAACTTAGAGAGTAGAATATATGCACAACTAAGCAGACAATTGGTTGATAGTCTATTTGGTGAGACTGCATCTGATTTTGGTACTCTAGAATTAGAAGGTAACACCATAGAATATAGAGTAGAAGACGATAAGGTAACTTTAATAATTACAGATGAAGAAGGCAATACAACAGAAATTACTGTACCTCTCGGTTCTTTCACTTTCTAGTTGCGCCTTAATCATACCGCCTTTAGATAATGGCATACCGCCAGTCAGATCTGTTGAATCAGCGCAAATTGGTACTTTGTTGACAAAACTATCAGAATCACTAGAGCCAGAAAAAAAACCTGTAGTAGCTGTATATCCTGGTTCTTTTGGAGATGATACAGGACAACGCAGAAGCAACAGCCAATACGCTAGTTTTAGTACAGCTATCACACAATCACCTGATGCGTACCTAATAAGGGCCTTGCAACATTCTGGTGTGTTTGATGTTGTAGAGCGCACAGGACTAGACCACCTCACCAAAGAAAGACAAATCATTCGTTCTGCAAGAGAAACTTTTGATGAAAAGCAGCAGCTAAAACCATTACTTTTTGCTGGTTTGTTGATGGAGGGTGGAGTTGTTACCTATGAAACTAATATCAAATCAGGAGGAGCGGGCGCAAGATATCTGGGCATAGGCGGTTCTAAAGAATACAGACAAGACTCAGTAACAATATCCTTACGCACAGTTTCTGTTTTGACAGGCAAAATACTAATAGAGGTCTTAGTAAGTAAGTCAATATTGAGTGCTGCTGTATCTTCTGATGTGTTCAGATTTTATGCAAATAACACCGAACTGGTTGAAATAGAGAGCGGTATAGTAGAAAATGAGTCTATAAACATTGCTTTACAGATGGCAGTAGAGACAGCAGTTTTACAAACAATAGAGGAGGGTTATGAACAAGGCTATTGGAAACATAAACAGACTGATATTATCAAGCCTAGTTGCGATGATGAGTGCATCGCTAATGTACGGGGCTGATAATGAAATATTTATAGATCAGTCAGGTGCAACATCTAACTTAGATATAGAACAAGTTGGCGGAGGCGGAAACATTATCGGTGGTGCTGATGCTGCTGCGGGATCAATGACCGCACTAGATATTGATGGCACGTCCATGACGTTAGACGTTTTGCAGAAAGGCTCAACAAATAAATTCTTAGGTGATATATGGGCTGATACCTACACAGGTTACTTTCAATTTATAGGTGATACCAATACATTTAATATGTCTACAGATGAAACTAACGCTACTGGAGCAGATGGTTCTAATGTAAACGTGCAAGTTACAGGCAATACAAACACAATGACCCTCAATCATGCCATGACGGCACTAGCAGCAAACCTAGATTTAGATTGGATCATACAAGGTGGAGGCAACACAATCACATCAGCAATAGATGTAGACGGTGCGACTAACTATATGGATATAGATGGTGATGATAATACTGTAACTTATGATGGTGATGGGTACGCTGGCGGTTATTTCTATCTTGATCATACTGGTAACGATAGAACTTTTAACATAGATCAGGAATCTACATCAGATAATGATTGGCTCAAGATTACATCTGCTGGCTCTAACGGCACAGTTTGTGTTACTCAGTCAGACGCAACAACTTCATTCGTCTGTTGATATAGGTTCTATATCTGAACTAAGAGGCAACGCACAAGTTCTCAGAGACAAACCCTATGGCGCTGAACTGGACTTTGGCATATTAAGTTACGACAAAGTAGAAACTGCAAACGGCCGTATGGGTATTACATTTATTGATGATACTCAAATAAGACTTACAGAAAACTCACAAGTATTAATTGATGAGTTTATATTTGATCCCAACCCAGACAAATCCAAAATGGCCCTTACTTTTGCTAAAGGCACAGCAAGATTTGTTACAGGCAAACTTAATAGAGTTCCAAAGAAAAATATCAAAATACGAACAAATAGTGCAACCATAGGTATAAGAGGGACAGATTTCACTATAACCGTAGATGAGCTAGGAAGATCTCTAGTTATTTTATTACCTAATCTTGACGGCACTTCTAGTGGTGAAATTACAGTAGAAACTGCTATGGGCTTGGTTATTTTGAATAAACCATATCAATCTACTGTTGCAAGTGGTTTTGAACAAGCGCCAACAAAGCCTGTTATTTTAGATATAACCTTGGATTTGATCGACAACATGTTAATCGTAAATCCGCCAGAGCCTAGAGAAGATTTACAAGAAGATAATCAACAACAAACTACAGCAGATTATTTGGACTTCAACGACCTAGAAATTGACTACTTGTCAGAAAATTTCTTAGATAACGAGGCAGATCTAGAATTTACAGAATTAGATATAGATTATTTAGATGTAAACTTTTTAGAGGACTTACTAAGTGTGTTAGATGCCTTGGCTTTTGCAGAAGAAGAAGATCAATTAAATCAATCAGCTACATCTGTAAACATTACAGGTACAGAAATAGGTCAAGATAAAAAAACTCAAATTACAACTATAGTTCAAGGACAATCTATATCTTTTAGAAGGATAGTAGGTAATTCTTTACGATTAGATGTTGATAACTCTGGTAGTTATACTATTATTTTTGAACAATCAGGCGTTGTGAATACAGTTAAAGTAAATGGCGGCTCTTCTAGTACAATAAAAATTAAACAAGGATCGTCTTAAATAAGTTAAAATCTTTTAAGCCAATATACACTTTGGAGGATATATGAAAGCACTACTTAAAAACTTAGTTGGATCAGTAGCACCAACTCTAGGTACGGCATTAGGTGGACCTATGGGTGGTATGGCTGCAAACATGATTGCAGATGTATTGGGTTGTAAGAATGAACCCAAAGAAATACAGAAAGCCTTAGATAACGCTACACCCGAACAAATGCTTGAGTTAAAAAAAGCTGAAACTGAGTTTGAAATTAAGATGAAAGAATTAGAAGTAGATGTATTTAAACTAGAAGTACAAGACACTCAAAATGCTAGATCAAATTTTTCTAAAGATTGGACAGCTAGAATCATAGGCATCTTTGTTGTAGGTGGGTTTATGGGTTACATATTTTTAGTTACTATTCAGCCACCAGAACAGAACTCAGAGGCATTAATCAACTTGGTTCTCGGATATCTAGGTGGTCTAGCAAGTGCTATTATATCTTTCTACTTTGGCGCATCTAATACACCCAAGGACGATTAAATGAACATATCTGAAGAAGGTATATCTCTTATTAAAAACTACGAAGGGTGTAGGCTAGAGGCTTACCAAGATAGCGTAGGTATTTGGACAATTGGATACGGCGTAATCAAGGGTGTAAAAGAGGGTGATCAAATAAATCAAGAAGAGGCAGACCATTTACTGAAAGAAGAGTTGCCAGAATACGAAGGCTATATAAACGATATGATCAAAGTACCACTTGAACAGTGTCAGTTTGATGCCCTTGTTTGTTGGGTTTATAACCTAGGACCCAATAACTTGAAAGATTCTACTTTATTACGAATTTTAAATGACGGCGATTACGACGGTGTGCCTGAACAAATTCAAAGATGGAATAAAGCTGGCGGTAAAGTTTTGGCTGGATTAGTAAAAAGGCGTAGCGCTGAAGCTGATTTGTTTCAAGGTAAAGAGTGGGAGAAAATCTAAATGCCATATTCAAAAGTACAATTCAAACCAGGTATTTACAGAGAAGGTACGGCATATAGTGCCGAGGGGGGTTGGTTTGATTGTAATCTTATTAGATTTAGAGAAGGCCGAGTAGAAAAGTTTGGCGGTTGGCAAAAACTTACTGACAGCACGTATTTAGGAACTGCTAGAGCTTTACACAACTGGATATCTTTGGGTGGTAATAAATATCTTGGTATAGGAACACATTTAAAGTATTACATAAAAGATGGGACAGCTTTTGCTGACGTAACCCCAATACGTAAAACTACTACAAATGCAGCTACATTCGCTGCTACTAATGGATCATCAACTATAACGGTTACTGATGCCAGTCACGGGGCTGTAAATGGAGATTTTGTTACATTTTCTGATGCTGTATCTTTGGGTGGTTTAGTTACAGCTACTGTTTTAAATCAAGAGTACCAAATAGACCTAGTTACAGGAAGCAACACTTATACTATAACGGCTAAAGATACATCAGGTACTACAGTAACAGCTAACGCAAGTGATTCAGGGAACGGTGGTTCTTCAACTGACGCAGCATACCAAATCAATACAGGCTTAGATGTATATGTTCAATCAACAGGATTTGGTGTGGGTACTTGGGGCGCAAGTGGATGGGGTTCCTCTACTTCATTAGGTGGCAACAATCAATTGAGACTCTGGACGCATGATAATTTTGGTGAAAACTTAATTATAAACCCCCGAGGCGGTGGTATTTATCGTTGGCTTGAAAACACTGGGACAGGTACAAGAGCTGTTCAATTGTCCGATATTACAGGAGCCAACCTTGTTCCTACGGTAGGGTTACAAGTTATAACTTCAGAGGTTGATAGACATCTTATTGTTTTAGGAGCAGATCCTATAGAAGGAAGCGCCAGGTCTGGAGTATTGGATCCGATGCTGGTTGCTTTTTCTGATCAAGAAAACGAATTGGATTTTGAACCTGTTATAACTAATACCGC